TAACCAAACCAAAGGACGGGGCAAAATATCCGGCTGGGATCGGCTGTTGACAATCGTCGCGCCCGTCAACCCGCAAGCCTGTATCTTCCGCGCTGTTGGCTTCAGATGCGGGGGTGACGGTCAGGGTGATGGAATCCATGAGAATGGCAAACACATCGTCGGAATAAACTGGACCCGCGCCTGTTCCCGTAAGGCGAATCTTTGAGCCTGCGTCGTCGACAACGCGCATTACTTCGGTCCGAAATTGCCATGCGGCCCTATCCCCTTCTAGGTCTGCATCGGCGTTAGATACTTGCGGTGCCCAGTTGCGATCAAACATTCGTGGCGACTCTGATCCATCCCCATATACCCAAACCCCCCAAGCCCAAAATTTCCCGTTGCTAGTCAAAACAAAATAGGACATTTGATCAAAGTTTGTTGCCGAAGCCGCCCATTCCAACGCTTCCGATCCGCTGTGTATGATCCCGCCGCCCGCTGTACTGGCTTGCGTATCGCCTGGATCAAGGCTTTCATTTGCCCATCCAGTGATCAACTCAGGGTTGACGCCTTGCAAGCTCTCATGGTCGCCATTCGGCAAGACGCTAGGCATAACCTGTAGTTGGTGGATCTGCATTACGCCTTCTGCGTTTATGTTCTCGATAAAGACCCGCAAGGTCGTGCAACCCGCCGGAACCTTGAAACAAAACGTTTCCGCCCATGGGTGTAAGCAGTAGGGTTCGTCAAAGCGAATCAGGAACACATCGTTTGTATCCCAGTCATTGTCCGTTCCGCCCGCAAGGTTCGCCGTGACAACGTCTTCGCTGTTGTCCGTAATGGTCGCTGAAGATCCATCCGTGATATTGTAGACCGTCGCGCCGATCAACGCGTCCGCGATCCATCGGGGGGACGTCGGCTGTAGGGTCGCCTGATTGTTCGCGCCCGCATGCGTCCCGTACAGCATAGGACCGTTGAATGTCACAACGTCCGCCGCGCCCGTTACGTCCCGAATGCGGACCCTGGGTCGCGCCCGACCGTCCTGGTCAATCGCCAGAACAGGAAAGGCGACGTAATCATCCCCTGCGGTCACAGCCTGTTCGATATAGACCCCTTCCCCAGCCGCGTCGACGCCGACATTGTATCCGCCATTGTAGACCCTTGCCCCAGGTTCGTCGGTTGCCATGTCTGGGGTTGTGTTCCAGTATCCGTCGCCAAAGGTGATCGTGCCGTTGGCTGTGCCTGTCGCATCGGTCAAGGTTGTACCCGCGCCGTCGCGGAAGTTGAACTGGCGAAGGGTGTTCCCGTCCACCGCTGGCGGGTTTAGGCGATCTGGGGGGACAAAGGTGTCCGTGTAGCGAACGGAATCGGAAAGACGCGCCCAAGCACATGCGCCGTCATGATAATAGCCTCCCCCAGCGCCAAATATCCGCAAGTCGTGGGAAGCATCAGATATATAATTTCCTACAGATGCATCACTGGTATCCGCTAAAACACCGTCTACCCAAAGGTAGAGCTTCCTATCGCCACCTTCGTCATATGTGATAGCAACGTGGTGAAAACGCTTGTCTGTATAGGAAAGGGCCGTGCGAGCTGTTGCACTCGTATCATCGTAATATACAGCCCCGATGAAAAGCCCTCCTGAATTGATATAGATCAGCCATCCAAACCCTTTATAGAAAAGCGTAGCGCTTCCGGCGGGTGGCTCCGAATCTATTCTAAACCATCCTTCGGCTGTAAACGCGCCGCCATCGGGAACGTCGTCAATATCAGCCGCCGATCCGCAGTTGACAAGCGTTGCCGATCCGTCCCCTTCCAGGCTGTACGGAATGACTGGGCTTCCGTCCTGTTCCCAAATGCTTGACCATGACCCATCCGTGATCGTCCCATCGTTCCCTGGGCTTGTGACTTGTGCCGCCGCTGTTGCGCCTGTGCCTTCGTCTATCAGCCAAGCTTCAATGGTATTCCCATCATTATAGATTGTACGTGGGGGAATAAAGTCAGTCCCATGGCTGTGACGATCATTGTCGCTGATCTCTACCCATGTAATAGCGCCTTCCCAAAACCAGCCACTAACGCGCCCGATGGTAAGGTCGTCCGATGCGTCCCCATCATACAGACCCACGCCCGCAATTTGAGTAGTATAGCTTGCTGCCCACTTGCCATCTACGGCAAGATAGATTTTCCGATCCCCCGTATCATCATAATATAGGGTGACAAGGTGCCACTTTCCATCATGAAAAGAGTCTACATGGGGGAAGGCATCCGGCCATATCTGACTTTGCGCGTTTGTGTCCGCGCATTGAACCAGCCCGCGAATCCTTCCACTATCTGTAAACGAAAGACTCCAAACTGTCCCTTTAGCCAAAACGCCATTAAAAGCGCTGGCATCACTGTCTGCCCGAACCCACGCGTCAACCGTAAACTCTGCCCCGCTGGGAATATCATCCAGGGTTGCGCCTGATCCGCAGTTTATGCCCGTGCTTGTCCCGTTGAATTCAACCGCATAGTCCGTTCCAGGCAAGCCGCCATCCCACATGCCATGCACGTCTGGCAAGTTGTCAGCCCAGGGCCAAGACCATGCTTCGCCTGTTCCGGTTGTCAAGGCTTCGGCTGTACTGTCGGTGGGGAGACAGAAACAAACGTCTTCTGAGCCTGTGACTTCGGTAGGATCACGTCCTGATCCCGCATTGTATATTTCGGTCAGTTCGTCCGTTGACGGTAGTTGGTAGGGGTTGCCTGTCTGGGGCAAGGTGCCATAACCGTTGTCATCGGTCAGAACACGGCGATAGACCGTCAAGCCTTCAATGATGGCGTCTGCTGAATTTCCTCCTGCATAGTTCCCGAAGCGCGATTCCGAAGACACATTATCAGCAATCCACTCGGACGCTTGACCATAGGTATGGACGTTGTTGACCGATATACGAATATGATTTGTCCCGTCAATGGGGTTTTTCGAATCCCACGACAGGATCACGCAATAGGTCGTGCCAGCAGTCCATGCCGACACATCAATAGCAAGACCCGCAAACGGAATACTCCCACGAAAGAACAGCCGATCATCGTCGTACTTGTAGATCGCTACATCCCCGAAAACGATCTGATAGTGGATCAGGCCGTCGTCCCCATCCCATTCTGGCGTGATCCAGAAGACGATGGTGCCCTGATATGGATCAAGGTTGGCGTAGCGAACTTCTGTCGCATTCCCCACCTGATCGCCACGGGGGAACGTCACAACGTCTGAGGTTCCGGTGCCATCTAGCTTGCCCTGGACAATCGGGGCTGTATAGAAGGGACCCGCGCTGATCCGCTTGTCCATGGCGGGTGTAAACGTGACAAGATCCGGATCAAAGACGAACGTCGGCTGTCCGCCTGTCGGGTGTAAAAACTGGCTGTCCCTTGAAACGCGCGCCATATATCCCCCTATGGGGCTTTGGAAACCTTCAGGGTCCGTTCAGCCGCTTCAGCTTGCGGGGTTCCGTCCGCCGCCGAACATGACTGGATCTTGACATACGGGACCGGGAAAATGTCCGCGTTCACGATAACGATCCCGTTTTGGATCGGCTGGGTCAGAAGGACGCCCAACGTATCCCAGATCGCTTTCTCTTCGACGTCGGTCGATTCCATGCGCCCGTATAGTTGGAAATGGGTCCCGGTCATGGCTTCCGGGAACTGAATGCACATGCCCGCCCAGTATCGCATGTCAATCCAACGATCTGTCAGCGACTGACCGTTCGGGATCGTGACTGATTCGACAACTTTTCGCCGTTCAATTCGCGCCGTCCCGACAAGGGCATGCGTCCCGTCTTCCTGATCGCGATATCGCGATTCCATGTCGTTTGGAACGCCGCGTTCCTGGGTCCTTACAATGTCCGCCATGTTGCCTTCCCCTTCCCCGTCCCGGGGTTGATCGCTATATGACCATTATACACTAGAACAGCCGTTCTATCAACAATATAACCGCGATCGCCGTCGTCGACAGGGACGTCAAGCCGAACAGGACCCATGCCGCGATCGGGAAGTCCGTCACGACGCGTCCCCAGCGAACCCGGATCTGTTCCGGCTGTCCTTTCTTGTTTACGCCGAATAAAGTGTTCATGTCGGTTCCTCTTCATACCACTGAACGACGATAGACATGGGCTGATCCGATCCCGCGCGGTTCGTCAAGCATAGGATATAGTCGCGCCCTGGACCCAGAACCCATTCTTCATTCGCCCGAACTGTTCCGCCGCCCGCCCGGGGACCCGTTCCGCCCGGTTCAAAGTCGTTATATAGCTGAACGCCTGGGTCCGCGATTGTTGGTGTATGGTAAACGTCGACCTGGGCCTTATGGGACGTTTTGTTTCGGTTCATATTGACGGACGCGATCAATGTCCCGTCGTCTGTTAGGGTTGGGTTTTCATACAGACAAACTTCCATATCGCCGCCGCCCGCGGCATTCCATGATGTATGCCCCTGAACGTCCGCCGGGACCCGAATCAGGAACTGAAGGGAATTATTGTCCCCGATCGGGGACGCGTCTGGGGTTTTATAGGACGCTGAAAAGTGATTCCCTTTGTGGATTTCATGATGCACGTAATCAATAACCGTAAGCGCAAGCCCAACGCTGTCGACCGAAAGCCCGCCGCCGATGTAAACCGCCGGGGCAAAGACGCCGGATTCGATTTCATACCAAAGGACCCGATCCGCGCCTTCAAGGGGCTGGGTCCGCTGTTCCGGTCGCTTTGACATTATTCCCCCAGGACCCAGCGCCCGTCAACCTGGGTCCATGAATTCTCTTCCTGTTCGACGTTGTATCCCCAGCCTTCGCGCGCCAACCGTTCCCGAAGCGCCGTCCAGTTCCCAAACATTTCCCAAAGGGGAACAGGGAATTCGCGTTTCAAGTCAACCCGAAGGGGAACATTGTCAACGCCCAAGAACTGACAGACGCGCGCGCGTTCCCGGGGATTCATTTCCTGGACCGATCCCCCAGCCCCGCCGCGGACCATGTCTTCATAGAACACTTCAATATATTCGCCGTCGAATTCTTTCTTCAGCCGATCATGTCCCCGCTTCCGTTCGCTTGCGATCCGCTTGACGGCATATGCCGCATAATCAAGATCCATGGTCGCCTGGGGGACGTCGCGTTCCCTGAAGCTATGGACCGGGTGATATTCCAGGTTCCGCCCGCGGACTTGCTGTTGGTAAGCATAGGACAACGCCTGTCGCAAAAGCGATCGCCGCTGAAGGTGTATGATTTTAGGCTGAACTTTCTGGATCGTAGGCCATACTTTTTCATGGAACGCCTGTCGATAGATCAGCCGAAAGCCGGACGCGAAATAACCCGTCTGATTCCAAAGCATGACCATAAGTCGATCCGGCTTGATCTTCGCCTTGCGCCAGATCGACGCATGATGCATGACTTCGCCGCGATCGCAAAAAACCGACGGGTGATTCGACAGCGCATGAGCGCAAAAGGTCCCCCCTGTCCGGACATGCGCCAGAATCAAAAACGGGGTCGCGATATCTTTGGTTTCGTCATTGTCTATTCGCGCCATAGGTCCGCCCAGTCGTTTCGCTTCAGCATATCCGCGATTTCCTTCCAGTTGGTGTAATAGGTTTCAGTCGCCCGTTTATGCATCTTCCGATTGTCCGCGTACAAAGGACGGCGAATAACGCCCAGGAACTGACAGATCCGCCCTGTTTCCCCCAGGGGAATAGACCCGTTCGCCTGTTGGGTTATGTCTTCGTATCGAACTTCAAGAATTTCGCAGTTCTGTTGTACGCCGCGAAGGAACGCGCGCCGCTGTTGGTTCAGCCGCTTGATCCGGTTGGCAACGTCCGCCGGGATCGCGTCCAGGACTTCATTGTCCACAAAGGACCCATCAAAGACATGCCGCGGGATCCCATTCCGGATTTCCTGTTTCGCCAGAAGGACGCTTGTCACGGTTGGCATAATCGCCCGCGTCAAGTGAAGGATCTTGACTTCGTTATTGACAAGGTATTCCATGACGCCCGGGTGTAGCGCCTGATCATAGGTCAGCCGACAAGCCGCGACCTTGTAATAGGGTTCTGTTAGGACAAGGTCCAGGATCCGGACCGGACGCTTCCCGATATGCTGAACCCATGTCGCCTGGGGTCGAAGGGGTTCTTCCCGGGGACAGTGTATGTCCCGATGGTTCGACAGACAGCCCGCAAAGTACAACCCGCCCGACCGCTGGGTCGCGACAATGACCGCCTTCATGTTCCGTCCCAACCTTCCGGCTTTTTGATCAGGTTCCAGTAAAAGGACGTCGGACGCTTCTTTTTGTTCGCCCAACGCTTCAGAATATGCCATTTGTACGGGGTGTAAAAGCTGTAATCCCTTCCCCGCTGGGTTGTCGGGTCCAGTTGGTCCATGATCCCGGGTCCGACTTTGTGAATATGCGTCAAGTCTTCCCAGGTAACGTTCGCCTTCCAGAAAGGAAGCTTGACGACGCAAAGCCCGCCAAGTTCCGTAATCCGCCAGATTTCGTTCATGGACGTAAGCAGATTATGGTAAAGGTGTTCCAGGACCGAAAACGCGTAAACGCGCGCGAACTGTCCGTCTTCCCATGGCCATGGTAGATCGTTCAAGTCCCATGCCACGTCGATCGCCTTCGAATGCTGGGTTATGTCATGGTTGATCGAATCGTCCAGGATTCGGTTCCCCGCGCCCAGGTTCAGATTCATGTATGCCCTTTCTGTATGCCCGCGCCAAGTGTTCCGCGATCCGGGCTTCGACTTGTTCGATATCGCGATCGTATCGCAAGCCCAACCGTTGACAAAGATCGTTCACGATTTCCGCCGCCCGCGCGCGCGCGTTCACTGTCCATGCTTTCTCATATAATCGTCGACCATGTCCCATGCGACCTTGTCGGTCAGCCCGTATCCTTCCGGGACCTGTCCGGTCCAACGCCGCGCCCGACCAACAAAATGAAGGACGCCCGCCGACCCTTTCTTTCCGGGGGGATATTCCTTCCCCTTCAGGGTGATCAGGGTATTCCATTCGTTCCCCAGCCATAGGACCCGGATCGGGTCAGAGTATAGCGCCCGGATCAAAGCGCCCTGATCGCGTCCCTGGTATTTGTTCCATTCGGCGAACCATCGAACCATGAATGCTTCCGCCGCCGGACAGCGCCGGAATCCCCAAACCCCGCCATTGATCTGAAGACTTTCCGCGGTCCCGATCTTCTGGATCGTCTTCATATACTCTTCGCGATTGTTCGACCTTTGGAAATCGTCCAGGGTATCATGAAGATGCGCGTCTTTGCAGATTATGAATTCCCAGCCCATGTCAAGCCATCGGAAATACTGTTCGACGTCGGCATGGACGATTTCAATATCCGCGTCCAGGTATAGGATCGATTCCCATTCCGCCGGGGCAAAATCGTAAGCCTTCAGCTTTGCGATCCGCCCGCCTATATCTTTGTCCGGTTGCTTGATCAGGATATGTTCTGGACCCAGCTTCCGATCTGAACACAACGCGACCGGGATCCCGGGAAGGTTCGCCCGGATCGTTTTGATCGCGATCTTTGCCGCGTCCCGGGCTGGGTCCCCAAACGCGACCATATAGATCCCGCGCCGCCCATCGGACGAATCGATCGCCTGAAGCCGGGGTTTGTCATAAAGGAACCCTTCGAATGCTTCCCGGTTCGCGTCGACCCAAGCTTCGACCGCATGCGGCTTTGTCGTTTCCCGAAGAGCTTCCCGATCGACCGTATCGAATCCGCCCAACGCCTTCCCGAATGCCCGCTTCAGGCTTTTGTAATCGCCCGCGGTATAGCGATATATCCCATGGACGTCGGGAATGCTATCATGGATCCCAACCCCAACCGGGATCACAACCGGGACGCCGCATGATAGGGCTTCCAGGGTTGTCATGGGTCCGCCTTCGACCGTCGACGTACAGACAAAGACGTTCAGGGACTGATAAAACGCTGGCATGCCGTCCCAGGTGTATTTCTTTGTGGGGCAAGGCCAACCGCGACCGGACGCCTTGAACTGGGCTTCCTTCTGAAAGTCCTGGACAAGCGCCGAAGCCAGTTCTTCCCCCTTGCGCCCGCTTTTGTATCGGAAGCCGGAAAAGCCCGCGACCGGAAGTGTTCCGCTGGGCTGGGGGACAATGACAAAGCGATCGGTTTCCAGGGGAAGGGGGAAAACGAACGTCTTCCCGTAAAGGGGTTCAATAAGCGCCCTTGTCTGTTCGTTCATACAGACGCGAAGGGTTGAATTCTTTGCCGCCGCATGGAACAGCCGGACCTTTGCCGATTCCGCCGCGTCCGCGTCTTCAAGATGCGTCAAATAAGCGACCGTCGGGGTCGCGTCGAACCGCGGGGCTTTCTGATATTCAAAGTATCCCAGCCAGTAATTCAAGTCCGCGGACGGGTCCGGTCGATCGGACGCCTTCCAACCGAACGCGTCCATAAGGTAACGCGCGAACCGGGGGATAACCCGATCGTCTGTCCAGTTCCGGCATACGATATGTACCTTCATGACAGTCCTTTCAGTTCCGTAATCGCCCAGCCAAAGACCAACGCCCAGATATCACGTTTCCGCCCGTTGCCAACCCCAACAGCGCGACCAACAAAGCGAACAAAGCCAACAATGGATCCGCCGCCTTCATGCGCGCGCCCGCCCAAACAAGTGCGCGATAATGCCGCCGCCATTCCAGGGTTTGCCCAGAAGCCAAAGCCGAACGGGGATTTCGATCAATGCCCGAAGGAATGCGCCTTGATCCTGTCCCCGAAAGCGAAGCCATTCGCGCCGCCAAACACTGAAGAACTGCACGATCCGGATCGACTTTCGGAAGAACATGACGCCGCATTGTATTTGTAACACATCATAAGCGCCCGCCTTCTTCAAGGTCGCTTCTTTGTCTTCCCGAGACACATGCCACAACAGCCGCGCGCCCTGATTTTCCGACGTGACAAGCGCCATGTCCCAGCCCCTGTCCAGAATGTCAAAGCCCGCCGACAAGTCCCCGTAAACCCGAGTATCCGCGTCCAGGTATAGCGTATGGTCAAAGGGGGACAGCTTGTCCAGGTTGACTTTCGCCCAGCGCGATTTCTGGACGTCTGTAAAGCCGGACATGTCCCCCAGTTCCGCCGAATCGGATCCGATCATGGCGATCGGAAGATCCGGCATGTGTTTCTTCAGGCTTTGGGACGCTTCCCAGTATTCCGAAAGCGCCCGGGACCCGTAAGCGATATATACCGCGCCGCGGGTTGTCAAGGTTCAGCCTTTCTATTCTTCTGTATATCGGGGACCCGCTGTCCAGGTAACGGGAAGCGCACAAAGGATCGGACGGGTTCGGAAAACAGCCCGCAAAAAGGACAGCCGCCGATCGTCGCCTTCCTTATGCTCTTCTTTCCAGACGTCGAACAGTTCGTCCGTTTGGGGACAGCGCGCGACATACAACAGCCCGGGGTTATAGACCGGGACGCGCAAGTCCTGGACAACGTCCAGGGTCCGTTTCTTTTCGTCGTCTGATCCCAAGTGTAACGCAAGGGCCTTATATCGCCATAGGGGACATGCGACTTGCCAACCATGCTGAACCCTATGAAAGCCGACTGGCATAAGTTCACGGCGAAGCGAAACATTCGGATCCCAAAACAGGGTTGAACCATAGGGACGCCCGGAAAACAGGGTCCCAACCTGGACGCCCATGCCGTCCCATGTTCCGTCGACAAAGCCCGTCGCGGATTCCGGGTCCGCTGGGTCGACAATTACGACGCCCGAATTTCCCCAGTCCGCGACCTGATTTCGAATGTCCTTCCGGGGGATTTCGCATTCCCCAGCCGCAAGCATAACGCGCGCGTCATGTTTGCCAACCTGGACCCATTCCCCGGCTTCATGCTTTTGCATTCGCGCATGTTCGTCTTTCAGGTATTTCGCGGACAACAGACGAACCCAGACAAAGACAGACATTATATCCCTTTCGGAAGGAAGCCGGGACCCGTCCCGTTTCCCCTGGGGGAATACCCGGGGACGGGTCCTGGACTTCCTTCAGCCGGATCTAGTCTACGATTTCGCTGATCAGGGTTGTCGAAACGGGTTCATAGCCAGCGACAAAGCCCCAAAGGGTCGCGCTGTATTCGACCGCATCGGTCCCCACGGTGATCAGGGGGGAAATGAAGTCGTAACCGGGGGTCAGTTCTTCCCCGCGAAGTTCGATCAGAACGACTTCGTTCCCGTCGCCGCCCGCCTGGGTCAACTGGGTAATTGCTTTCCCGGCGATATTCGCCATGTTCGATCCAGCCGCGTTTGTGCATTCGCGAATGACAGCGTCCAGGGTCGCGCCCTGGGCCATGTCCCCGACGTCGATCACTAGAACGAACCGATCGTGATCGCCCGCGGTAACGGGACCCAGCGCATGCGCGCCCGCCGCTAGGCTGTCGGCATGTTCGACCGCCAACAGTTCATATCCTTCGCTGAAACGTTCGCAGAAATCCATGATTGTATCTCCTATGCTGGGGGACCCTTTCGGGTCCCCCACTACAGCCGACTTATGTCAGCTTATGAAGTCGGGTGAATTCCCAGGATCACGAACGGCGAAACCTGGGTCGTTCCGTCGCTGTACGTCAACGGAAGATCCAGCCACGGTCGCCCGCCAACCCGAGAAACAGCGCGCCATGCCGTCAAGTCGTTCTGGAATCGGAAATGCTTCGAAGCGTCAACCGTAACCGCCTGTCGATCCCCGATCAGATATTTCGACCAGTCGCAAAGCGCAACCGATCCCACTTCGCCGGGTTGCGGCATATGTTCGCTGAAGAAAACAGGATACCCGAACAGCGAACCCGGGACGCCGTCGCGCGCGCTGGGCATAAAGACATAGGACGGATTCCCAGCCGGACCGTTCAGTTCGATCAAGTCGGACATCCACTGTCGCGACATCATCCAGATCGGGGAACGCCCGACAAAGGCTTCCAGCATGTCCGCAAAGTCCGATACCGCGATCGCGCCGATCGCCGCCGGGGGGATCGTGATCGTCCCAGGTGCGGGGATAATCCCCAGGGGCTGTCCAGCGCCCGTCCCCTGAACATAGGCATGTTCTTTATACCAGTCGATCGCGCCGCCGAATGCCGAATTCAGGAACGCTTCCAGCGAAACGGCATTGTCCATAAGCAGTTCGTCGCTTGCTTCAGTGTACAAAGCCAGCTTGAACGCGGTCAGATTGATCCGCCTGAAGGACGGCTGGGTTTCGTCCTTTTCAGTCGCTTCTTCGGTCCATTTGGCGATGATCCCGCCAAACCAGTGGGGCTGTCCGGCTGTCGTCGCGCCCTGATTCAGCGCCGGAAGCTGGATCTGTCGACGCCGCATCGGGATCACGGTTGCCCGCGGGGTAACGACACTGTCCGTTCCGCCCGGGTGAACCAACAGGCTTTCGCCTTGCTGTACTGGGACAAGATACCCGCCGGACGCGCCGACGGATTCCAGAAGGTCTTTGCTGTCGCCCGGTTCAACCCAGCCGATCTTCGTTTCGTCGACCGCGGGTTCTTCCGGATCGCGCCAACGCTTCAGCCCGGGGTGAACCGACTTGCGCCCAAACTCAGCATTGAACACTTCGACCAACAGCCGACCCAGCGAACCGATCTGCTTTGCCGGACGATCGCCGCCGCGATTTTCGACCTTCGCGGTCCCCATAAGGGCCTTTTCCGATTCGGCGATCTGGACAAGGCTGTCGATTTCGCTTTTGATATCGTCGACCCGCGCCAGCATGCGGGTTGCCTTTTCCCGATCTTGCGCGTCCGCCTTTTCGTTCAGAAAGATTTCCTTCGCGTCGCGAATCAGCTTCTGACCTTCGTTCCGAAGTTCGTCGACGCGATCGCCCACGATCATCATTTGTTCAGCCATGGTTATACTCCTATGATTTTCAGTTCTGCTTCCAACAGGTTGATCCGCGTCAACATGTCCGCTTCGGAAGGTGAATCATCTTCGACCCGACCGACGTCGTCATGCTGTTCGGCTGGATCGGCCTTTCCCTTGAAAGGTGAATCCGCCGCCAACTTTCCGGGATCGTCTTCCTCTTCTTCTTCGACCGAAGCCGAAAGTCCGGGGACGTCGATCCCAGCGTCTTCCAAAAGTTCGACCAACGCTAGAACGGCATTCGCGATCCGCGTTCCGTTCCGCGCCGATAAAACGCGCCCTTCTTTTGCCGCCTGGACAAGTTCGCCCAGCCGCTTCAAGTCCTGTTCAACCGCCCATGCCGCCTGGAAAATGGGGACAAGGGTCTTTGCGTTTTCTTCAGCCGCGTATAGGGCTTGAATCTGTTCGACCGCTTCGTCTTCCGTATCATGACAGCCCAGGCTTTCCCCAACGGCTTCCCCGTCTTCATTGATCTTGTAAACGCAATACTGATCGCCTTCGACAAAGACGTCCCATGGTTTCTCTTCGGTCGCCTTATCTTCAGCGTCTGGGTTGTCATCTTTGACGCCCGTCGTCGACGTCGCTTCGTTCATTCCCCATAGGACGGGGGATACTTCCCAAAGCCGCAAGGTCCGCAAGTTCCGGACCGTCACGTCCTGTCCGTCGACCTCTTCCTTCGAATAGTCAAAGTCCAGGGGATCATATCCGAAGGACCATTCATTCACAACGCCTTCTTTGATCCGCCGGAAAATCGCCATGGACGCGTCGTCGTCAAGCATGAACTTTGCGGTCAGTTCCGCGCCGCCCGTTGCTTCGGGGAACTTTGACAAGGCTTCTGGGGGAAGGTCAGACGCGCCGACTTCCCGAAGTCGAAGGGGCTTCGCGATCGCGTCCCGGACGCTGAAGGTGTTATGATGATCCAGGATCCGAACCCGGGACCCGCGTTCCGCAAAGGTCTTTGTAAATGCGCCCGGGTGAATGCGATCGCCGCCGCTGTCGACGTTGCCCATGACGGCGAAAATCGCCGTTACAATGCCCTGGGTTTCGTCAATTTCTGTAATCAGCCCGTCAACCGTTTTATGTTCTTTCGCGCCCATGGGTGTATCCCCCTATTTGTGTTCTGTTGGTCCGACAGCCCAGCGCCGGACAAGTGTTACCTTTTCCGCGCAATAGGGACATTTCCGGGTTTCGCGCCTGTTCAGTCCCAGCCGCGCGATCGCGACCTTCAGCCGCCGCCCGCATGCCGGACAATAGGCTTCTTCTTCCGGCGATTCAAATTCAACCGTATTTCGCATGATGCTTCCTTCTTTCATAATGCTTGACAGCCGCCGACGCCCATGCTATACTGTAGACAATGGTCGCCCGATTCAGAAAGGACAAAGCATGCCCGCCGACAATGCCCGCCGAATCATAACCGTTTCATGCGACTGGGAAACCGGAATCGCCGACGTCGTGATAATGCGCCGGACGCGCCGGGGAATCTATTCCCGATCCCGATATGCCCGCTTGCGACATGCGCCCAGCCTGAACCGTCTTTGGCAAGTCCTGAAAGGTCGCCCGCATTCCTTCGCCCAGGGACAGTCCGTTTACCATTTTCAGTAAACCGGGGGACGCCCGTCGACAAGGTTTTCTGGGACCGGGTCCCGGTCGACGATTTCGCCCAGGGTGAAAATGTCAAGCGCCGCCTTCGCCGCTTCATAGTCCAGATCCGGAATATCCGGGGTCTTTGGTAAAAGATTCGTTGCCGCCTGAAGGACGATAACCGCCTGTTCGTCTGGACCCGTCCAGACAAGACCGTCGACAGTATAACGTTCCCCCAGCCATTCGATCGTAACCGCCATGTTAGTCCCAACCCCGAAGGGCCTTATAAATCAAGTCAAAGTATTCCGGGTCCGCGCCCGCGAATTCCGCTGGCCTTTCATACATATACTGAAGCCCCATGCTGAAGATTTCAGTCCCGTAATACGTATCTTGAACTTTATAGATTCTTCCCATGTACGCGTTCATGAACTTGTCTTTCTTCGCGACTTCATAGTCTTTGTAATTCCGATCGGGGTATATGTCCTTCAGCCGTTCAAGCTGATCGTTCGCCGTCCGCCTTTCCAAGAAATCGACCGCCATTTGTTCAATTCGCGGGTTCTTTTCTTCGATTTCATGTCCCCATTCATGAACGATCGTCGCTGTTTCCGAGTAGGACTTTAGCCGAATAGTTCCGTTCGAATGATTCGCCCGATCCTTGTCCCCAGCCGCTTCGAATTTGACCGGATCCGCGCCAGTCAACACATTCACGCCTTGCATGTTCCGATACCATTCCGCCGCGTCTTCGATCGCCTGGGACTGAACATATCGATCCCGGATTTCCTGGGTTGCGCTATATTCCGGGACGAAATTCCGATATTCTTCCGGGACAAAAAGCATTTTCCGAAGTTCCGCGTCCCGCATGGCTGTCAAGTCTTTGATCCGCTTCCGAAGCCGCTGTTCTTCTGCAACCGCCGCCCAGAAATCCGCCTTTTCCTTTTCATATTCTTCGCGGGTTATAACGCCTTCCTGTAATCGAATGTGAACGTTTTCGACGGCTGATTCAAGGGCTTTCATGGTCCGCCTTGCGCGCCGATGCTCAATTTCCGCTTCCGAAATCGGAACGGACAGTTCAAGATCCCGCTGAATCAATTCGTCCCGAATCCATTCAGGCGTCTGTTCCAGGGGAACTTGATCCTGGGACGGGAATTCCCCTTCTTCCTGAAGCGCCTGTTCCGGCTGGGGTTCCTCTTCTTCGAATTCGTAAAGAACTGGGGCCATAGTACAACGACAGTTCGCCATTTCCGAAATGTCCGCGCCCATGGACCCGTCAAGGGGATACATCATTTGGAACCCGCCGACGATAAACGGCTGATCCATCGGGATCGGACCGATCGACCCGCCTTCACGATAGGTCGCGTCCGCCTGGACATGTGTGTCCCGGGTCCGCCTGTCATGTGCCGCCAACCATTCCTTCAGTTCGACTTCGCCGCTTTCCATATACAGATTATACGTCCCGGCATTCGACGCCCGCATGGTTTCGGTCCGCGCGATCAAGTCGCGCCTGGGTCGCGGCTTCCGATCAAGAAACCACTGGAATTCTTGTTCGGTCATGATTTCGCGCCAAAGCGCCCCAACCTCTTCCCCAGTCAAGTAATAGTCGAACGTCGCGTCGATCTGCTTCGATATTTCGTCGATCGTCCAACCGTTATTTTGTGCCTGGGCGATCAGCGTCTGAAGGTCTGAAATCGTTGTGTCCATAGCTGGCTGGGCAAAGACCATGTGATACTGTTGAACCCATTCGGAAGCCAGCATGTTCGCCACGTCGAACCGCATGCCCAGCGCCGCCGCCTGAAAGTCCGCAACGTCCGTAAACAGCGCCCGGACCTGGGGCATGAACGATTTCCGCCAGTTGATCCCCGCTTCGCCCTGAATCCGGAAGTAATCGTCCCAGTCGATCTTGATCTGTTCATAGTTTACGCTTTGCTTCTGGGCGAATGCGTCCGCTTTTGCTTTGGAAACCGCCGCCAGAACTGCACGCCGATCGGCTTCGAACGCTTCGGTCGCGGACTTTGCGAACGCGGGTTCGTATTTCGTCGCGATCCTATCGATCGACTTGGCATAAGCCGCCCGCCGCCTTCCTGTCAGCCGACGATACTTCAGACGTCTTTTTTTTTACCTGTTGGTAAGGTGCCTTTGTCCCGATCTTCTTCTTCAGCCGTTGCCGCCGAAGAGCTTTGATCCGGCTGTTCGCTTCCCAGCCGCCCGGACGGAACAAGTCCCAGGGGCAAATATGAAATATCGCCGCCCGGAATGTCCCCGACGTTCAGCCCAACCGCGCCCAGCGCCGACAGCGCCGGGACGCCCATGGTCCATAGTTGGTGCGCCGCGTTCACTAAAGGAACGACGTCCGACTTTAGCGCCGGGACTTCCGTCATGTCGAACGCGACCCAGACGTCCCGATCCGGATTGTTCAGGTGATACGCGTAATCAACTTCAAAAAGCCGAAGTTCCGGGACGAATGTGTCTTCCCAGAACGCTTGACGGGCTTCCTGATAATTGCTGTATGTCGCCCGATCCAGCCCAACCCGGGACCCGATCAAAATCGGGGGGACGCCGAAGGGACCCAGAATCCGCGTTTCATTCCGGCTGTCGATCCCGTCAAAGCCAAGTTGATCGAACTGATATCCCAGCGCCTTCACTTCCCCCTCTTCGCCCAGGACAACCGGATCAAGCCAACCTTCCTGGGATCCGCCGTAAGCTTCGCGCCAACGTTCCTTTGCCGACGATATCAGTTCGTCCGTCAAGGGGACCGAATACTTTATGAATACGTTCTGCATAAGACCGCGGTCGAACAGGTTCTTCAGGAAATATGAAACGGCATTGTCGACGTCGCCATTCCGCGCAAGGGCTGAAATGGGGGACAGCCCGGGTCCCATGCCTTCCAGGGGGTCCAGGGGATTCGTGAACTTGACATGGATCATGTCTTTGGGAAGGATCGGCATGCCTTCTTCCCATGTCGCGCCTTCCGGAATGTAACGATATCCCTTTATGTCCCGTTCGCCCGGAACGATCTTGATCCGGTCCGGTCGAAGGTTATACATGGCTTCGATTTCGTCGCCCGCGACCCGCTTCAAGTAAGTGTAGTTGTTTCCGCTTATGTTCAGGTAAACGGTTGCTTGCTGTTGGAATTCGATCATGCTTTGGTGTTCGTTCGGTCGACTGACCAACAAAGCCAAAGGATCGTTAGGGTCGACTTCTTCGCGCGCGTCCATGTCCCCAGTGTACGCCTTCAAGGGGGCTGAAGTAAGCGCCCGCGCTTTGTACATGATCGCGCCATAGATCAACGCGTTTAGACTGAACCCTTCATTCACGAACGACGCATAATCATAAAGCGTCCACAAAGGACGCCCGGTTCGATACGAAGGAAAGAACAATGGGGCTGTTGACTTGACGGGGGAATTGAATGTCAACGCCCGCCATGCCGCTTTGATTCGTTCCGCGAAGGTCATGAAGTCCCCTATAACACAAACGCCCGGATCGCATGTTCGCGATCCGGGTGATATCTGTCCGCTTCGCGCGATTCGGCCCGGTCAGTTTTCATTTTACCATGGTTCTGTCAACCCGTCAAGATTTCCCCGGGGGGAAGACCGGGAACGCGTCCCGGACCGCGCAACCTTTCCCAAGTTCTGAAGAATTCCGCGGTCGCCAGTTCCGCGTATTCGTCCGGGTCCGCCTTCGCCATTTTGCCATTGTCCCAGAACCGATCCGGGTCCTGTCGACGCCGACATTCCCAGTTCCAGAAGATTTCCTTCAGATCCCGAAGTTCGAACGAATAGGTTATCTCTTCCGGGGGAAGGTCGCGAACGATGATTCCGGGGACCTCTTCCAGAAGCGACCCGAAAAGGTTCGCGCAACCTTTTGCGATCACTTCAGCCGGGACTTGATCGACTTCTTCCCGGGTGTAGAAAACGCCGTCGTTCGCCGGGTCCCGTTCAACTTCTAACCATAGGACGAACGCGTCCCGAATGCTGTCCCGGCATGCCCAGTAAACGTCCCTTGTTCCGAACATGGTCCCTTCCTTTCTATAGGTTCCAGTCCCAGTCAAATTCCCCGTTCCCATGTGACGTAATTGACGGATCGACCCAGGCGGGTTCATTCCCGGGAAGGTGTTCAGGAAGTTCCGGGCTTTCGATCAACATGGTCATGCGCCCATTCGCATGATCCGTCAAGTCCATGAATACGCCGACGATCTTCGCGTCTTCCGGCATGTGTAGCATGGACCGAACAAACGCAAGCGATACGCGCATCTTTGCCTTCCCCATGATCTGTTCCTTTCTATCCGATCAGGATTCCCGTCTTCCCGTACAGCCCCAGCGCGCCCGCCGATATGCTGTCCGGAAGGTGAAACGACGTCCCCGATCGAAAGACGTCGTCAACCGAAGCCAGTCTATGTTCGGCTTCCATGAAGTCGATATGGGGACAGACAAAGTCCCCGCGTTCGATCGCCGCGATATATTCGGTCAGCATATCCGAACGCCGCGCGCCAACCATGATCACGTCCTTTACAGACGTCGACAGGTAATCGCGAACGACGTCCCCGACGCCTGTCGCGTCATGCGCCGCGCCGCCTGGGTAGCGCTTATGCCGAACGTTCAGCCGTTCGATCATCTTGGGCCATGGCAACCGCCCGATCCGTTCGAACGCGACAAGCCGGAAGGGTTTCACGTCCCAGCGCCATGTAATGATGACCGTCCAGTCCTGTTTTCGCGCCCAGTCCGCGCCCGTCCCATATCGCCCGGAAACCCGGATCTTTGTCGACCCGCATTTCGAACAGCGATCGCCGTTCTGGAACCCAACCCAGCCGCATTCCCGGCATGTGATCCAGGGGGGTTCGATTTCGATATATTCGCCCGGGGACCCGCGATATTCGCCCAGGGACCGATCGAACATTTTCGCGACCATGTCGACGTTGATCGCCCGGGAACCCGGGGCTGGGTCCTGAAGTTCATATTCCGCAAGCCACATGGCGGACGTGACGGTCGCTTTCTTTTCTTCGACGTCCAGGGGATCCAGCCATCCATGGGGCTGAAGATTTTCCCGATAGCACCACTCGTATATGGGCCAACCTTCCTGGTTCGCCCTATGGAGAATCTTTGTGAATGTTTCGTCCGCGTAATGATGCGTCGAAGACATGACGTTCTGGGGACGGACGTCCAGTCCGGGCTTTCGCATGGTCTGACCCAGCGCCGCATTCAGGATCGATTCGTCCATTTCGTCGCATTCGTCAAGTCGAAGCCGCTGAGGGTGCGGACCGCGGACCGATCGGGAAGACGCCATGAGCGATCGAATGTGATTCCCAAAGATCAGCCGGGTTTCATGCTTGACTTCGCCGACAAGATAATGGGATACAGTCCCGGCATGCCAGAAATCGGACGTATATTCCAGGACCCGATCGGACTGTTCGCCGGACCCGCCCAGGACGTTCACATTACATTTCAGTGTTAGGGCTTCGGTCAGCGCCAACAGCGCCAGAAGGAAAGACTTTCCGCCGAAGCCGCGCGAAGCCTTCCAGACAGCGTTCGGGGACCTTGCGAAATACGCGTCCGCGAACGCGCGCCATGGGGTTGTATGATCTTCGCAAACCTGGACGTCCGGGATCCGAACGCCGAACGCCTGGAACACAAAGTCCCGAAGCTGTTCTTCGGTTTCGATCTTTCCGAACACATGGACTTCTGGCATACTACAGCGCAAGCCCCAGGATCAACAGCCCGATCGCAAGCCCAACGCCGAACCATGACATGATCCCCGTTCCGATCGAAATCAAGATAACCCAGAACCCAGAAAGATCGCTGTCAGAAGCGACGGCGATCATAATGGCAAACCAAAGCCCAGCCGACAGCCCAACGCCCATGCCGTAAACGGCTTCTTTCACATCTTTCATGCCGCCGCCTTTCAGTGTTTTATGATGATCAGTTCGTCGGAATCCAGAAGCGCCGCAAGCCCGCCGCCGGACCCTTCGCCGCCTTCGGGCTGATCGTACAGCCCCAGAAGTCGGGCTTCGTCCTTCAGGATCGCCAGCTTTGTTGGAATGTCTTCAGCTTGCGCGCGAAGGATTCGCCTTGACAATAACGCTTCTGATAATGCGTCCGCCTTTCTAGCATTCGACTGTTTCTTGATTTCTTCTTCAGCTTTGGCATAGTAGTTATAACACTGACGACGGTTTACGGGAAGGTGTTCCGCAAGAAAGTTTACAACGTCCGGCTTCGCATGCCCGTCCAGGATCATCTTATAAGCGATCATGACCCGCCGATCGATTTCGTCCGCGGTCGCCCGGTTCCCCTTGTTTCCCCCCCAGAACCGCCGATCGTCTGGATCGACAGCGTATTCGGCTTCAAGCCGTTCCCGTTCCGCCTTTGTCAAGCTGTCCGCCATAGTTCCCCCTAGATTCGCGTCCAGGTGTTTCCCGTCCGCCGATATGCCCGAAGGACATGCCGCGGAATCCGCGCCCGCATGACTTCGATCGTTGCCGCCGCCTGTTCGTCCGGGACCTTCAGGGTAACGCCCATGCCGTCGATCTTCCCGGGTTCGACTTCGACCGTCCGATCCGATACCTTTCCGCCGAACAGGATCTGGAACGCCATGCCAAAGCGCCCTTGAACGACGTCCGCCATATCCGCGACATTCAACGCGTAATTGTCCATGTTCAGTTCCTTTCTATCCACTATAGGGGACCCAGCCGCCCGGATCCAGACGATACGCCCGAACCATGGGGAACTTTTCCTGAACGATCGAAATCACTTCGGGAATGTTCCCCGCTTCGCTGTTGAACCGCGCCAGAATGGTTCCGTCGTTCGCGATCGCCGAATTTCCAGACAGGACCCGGGAAAGCATGTAATCGATCTTTTCGTCCTGGGTCGCATGTTGTGCGCCGAAAAGGGATATTCCATATTCGATCATGCGTTCCATTCCTTCGCCCAGGTTTTGTAAAAGAACAGCGAATGTCCCCGGGGACCGTGAAATTCCTTCAGCATGATATCGTATCGCTGGGGCCAACCGCGATTCCGAAGATCGTTCCCGGACAGCATAGCAAGTGCGCCGCCCGTTATGTCATGTTCGTTCAGCGCCAGACGCGCGATATCGATCGCCCATGGTTCAGGTGCGCCGATCCCGGCATATCCATGGAACCGATCCCGAACGACGTCCGCGACAGAAGCCCAGCGCCCGTTTTGCCATGGGGCTTCGAACAGGTTGATCGCTGTATGGGCGATCCAGCGCCCAACCTTTACCCGGTCGCTGAACAGCCCAGCCCCTTCCCCCTGAATCGCCGCCGCCAGAAATAGGACGTCTTTGCTTTCTTCGTTCGCCCGTTCCCGTTTCAGACGCCGGATTTCGCGCGCGATTTCTTCAAGCTGTTCGGCGATTTTGTCAAGCCGTTCAAAGTTCATTGTATTTCCTTCCAGTCCCTGATTCGCTTCCCGGTTTCAGCGTTCACAACCGGACGCCCAAAGATCGTCACATAGTCAAAGACAGGTTCATTCAACACGATCTGTTCCCAGCCCGAACGAACTGGACGAACGATAGGGATCACAACCCGCTTCCCGGGGACCGAAACGGTATTCGAAAGGTAAGGAAAGCTGTCCTGAAGTAGTTCGTCCGTCGCATGAATCACTTCAGCTAGCCGCCAGCATTCAATGCCCGGGTCCCCGGTATCCTTCAACCGGGATCGGACCTCTTCCGTTCCTTCGACCCGAACTTCGACTGTCGGACCCTTGCGGACCGTATTCGGGACAAGAAAGCCGCCCAGATCGATCCATTCGTCCCGGACCTTCGCTTCGATCCGCGCCGCCTGAGCCGCGCCATGGGCGGGACCGGGACCCGGTTCCGAAGGGTCCCAGCCCGTCCATAGCTTCCGGGGCTGAACCGTCCCCGTAACCGCAAGCGCCAGAACCGATCGCAAAAAGCCCCGCCTGGACGTCTTCATGATTCCCCTTCCGGTTCCGACGTCGCGATCTTCCAGACGCCTTCCGGGATCCCGGCTTCCATCATGGCGTTCGCGACCTTTGTCTTTGTCAGCCCGCCCAACGCGACCGGACCCGCCGCGTCGTCTGTAATCATTTGACTGGCAACGATCGCCGCGGGTTCAACAAAGGGGTATAGGGGCATGTTCAGCCCTAACAGGGGAACCGGAACCCGACAGACCGCGATCGCGTCCGGCTTCCATTCGTCATGAAAGACGATTCGTTCGCCGTCCGGGGAAACGACGCAAACGTCTTCCCCATGCACGTCCGCTTCGTAAAACATTATCTTCCCTTTCTTCGGAAACGCTTCCCCGCGGTCGAAGCCCAGCCGCAACCTTCGACAAAGGGAACGTTCAATCTTCGCGCGATACGCCGACAGTCCTTCACGGTCTTTCCGTTTCGAATTTGTCGACGCCCGTCATTGTTTGTATGCCGCCTTTCAAAGTCCCTGATTCTGCTGTTTCGCCTGGGCATGGGTTTCCTTCCCTTGCGTCCATAACAGCGTTGTAAATGTTCACGGTCGACGTTTCCGCCGCTTCCTTTTCCCCTGGGGGAATAGCTTGTCCGCCCGGTCCGCATGCTTGCGAAGAGCGATCGCGATCCGCCGCGACTGTTCTGGGGTAAAGACCATGAAGCTTGTCGGGCTGTCAAGCTGAATTCCAACCCAGGATCGACCTTCAGCCATAAACGACTTGATTTCGACCCGTTCCCCTTTGGCTGGGCTGTCCGGGGGTTCTGGCTGAATTCGCCTTGTTCCGATCGTTTCGACATGCTTTGTCATGTTCAGTTCCTTTCATAAGCGAAGGGTCCCCGCTTGTCGGTTTACTTCCGCCATGGAAGCCATGACGATACCTTCGCCGACAGGGGGACCCTTTCTTTTCTTTGGTGGGGGGACCCGGGACCGGAACCCGGGTCCCCGTTAGGAGTTCGCGGGGGATCCGCCCGAAAGATCCCCGATGCGACTTCAGTATATCATGCCCGGGACCCGTCGTCAAGTTTTCATGGTAAGTACAATTCCGGACCCTCAAATTATACTTATTTCCGAAATAGATCAATTTCAAAAGATCCGTGAAATTGACGTGAATCCCCCTTGACAAGATGCTAGAATAGTGCTATAATATGACTGTACGCGGACGGGTTCGGGGGAAAACTGGAAGCGCCGCCAAGCATCCGGGAAACCGGGGAAAACTTGGGAAGGGGTCGCGGAAAAGCATCCGGAACCCGTCCGCAAAGCCAAAGGGAAGACTAGACAAGAAAGGGAATGAAAATGCTGAACAAGAAAGAACGACGGGAAGTTCTGGCAAAGTTGGCGGAAATGACGGCTTACGGGTTGACGGCGAAGGAATCGCGCGCCGTTCACAGTTCGACAATGGACTTCAACCGGGGCATGGCGTGGGGGTTGGAAGTCGCCGCGAAAGCCGCCGGGGTTCCGGAATCAGTCATTTGGCAAGTTCACGAACACGTAAGCGCCGCGGTTGACGCCGAACACCTTCCCTGTAAGGTTCAACAATGCCGGAAGTGCAAACATTGTCGCGTCCAGGAAATCGCCCAGGACGCCGCGAAAGTCGCCGAAGCCGAAATCGCCCGCCGGAAAGCCCAGGGATACTAGAACCCCAAAGGGGGACCCGCAAGGGTCCCCCAGAAAGGACCCAGAAATGAAGTTGTATCGGGTTCGAACGAATCAAGAAATCGTCGGGGAATACCTGAACAGCGATTCCGCCCGAAACCATCTTCGCCATTGTCGACAGTTTACCCGGGAAGACGTCGGGGAATGGGTCCGGCTGGAAGTCGAAGACGTCGACCGCCTGTCGGAACAAAGGGTCCTGATCACTGGGGACGTCGCTTTCTGGCAATTCAACCGGGAATCGAACGGGTCGCGGACGCTGAACCGGACCGTCTGGAATATCCGCCGCGAACGATGCGACTGGATCGGGGAAGTCAAGTTCCTGGGTCGCGTCCTGTTGGTCCGGCATGACCCGCGCAAAGCCCGCCGCCTGTCCGCCCGATTCGATTCGGATCCGGAATGGATCGCCTACGCGATCAGGGACTGAAAGGGGAATAACGTGAAAGCCTGGAATGAACTGCAAAGGAAAGCCTGGGAAGCCCGCAAGGTTTCGATCCCGGTCGAACTGCTTCAGAAATTGACCTTCGCGACCGAACTTCTTTCAGACAGCCAAAGCCTTCCGATCGAAGGTCGCGAAAGCTGGGGACGGATCGCCGCGCAAGCCCGGGAAATCGTCCAGGAACAGGAAGACCGGATCGATCGGCTGGGGAATGCCGCCGCGATTCCGCAAACCTTCATGCATGACGGGAAGCTGTTTCGGACTGGGAAGACGACGACGGGGCATTTACCCGAACGACGCCGCGCCCGGTTCCTGGAAGCCTTCGCCCGGTTCGGAATCGCCGAAGAATTCAACGCCTGGACTGAAAGCGAAGTGTACGGAAGACAGTTCTTTTTACTAGAAGACGGGACGATCAAGCCCGCGGACAGCCGGAAAAAAGCCGCGATCAGCCGCGCATTTTCCGAACGAAGGGAAGAATCCGAATGAAGCCGAAATGGGACGTCGCGCCAAAGGGGTCCGCTTATGGACTATATCGAATCCGCCTAAAGTATTCGACGCCTGTCGCATATCCGGACGGGCTGTTCACTGAAGTTCGACAGCTTGTTTGCATCGGTCCCCGAAGCGATATCGTCGAACTGAAGAACC